TAATGACATCGTTTATTTTTTAAAAAATATAATCTTTTTAAATACGAATGTCAAAATTTTTTAAAGTATTGTGATATTTGTAATATATGTTAATAGTAAAAATAAAAGAAAACGAATCGATTGATAAGGCGTTAAAGACTTTAAAGTCTAAGGTAATTAAAACCAAACAAAATCAAAAATTGTTTGAGAAACGAGAATTTACAAAAAAATCAGTTGCAAGACGTAAACAGGTGATAAAAGCAATTTATAAAGAAAAGTTTAATAAAGATTAAATTGAACTTTCTAAGTTTTTTAATTTTAGAAAATTTAATTGGTCAAATTTCTCAACTTTAATTCTTTCTATTGTTTCAGATAATTTAGTTTTTATTTCAAACTCCTCTTCTTTTTCCAACATTGTGTTAAGCTTAACAATAGTGTTTTCACGTATAGTTTCGAACTTAGTTTCTAAAGATTGAACATCTTCAGATATAATTTGTAAAAATTCTTTTTTAGAATTTTCATCAAGATTTTCTATGTAATTATTTAATGTTTGATTAGCAATACTAACCATAGTTTTAATTGGAATATTAATTGACTCCTTAACTATTTCATTTTTAGATGAAATTAATTTAATAATATTTTTCTTTGAATTAACTCTTTCCAATAAATCTAATTTATTGATATAAACCAATGAATCAATATCAGAATACTTATTTTCAACAGTTTCTAAAACCATTGGAGTTTTAATATCAGACACCAATTTTTGAATAAGGGTTATACCTTCTTCTAAAAATTCTTTAGAATCAGACTCTGACAATCCTTGAGGTGTACTTAATTGGTCATATAAAGAATACAATTTTGACATTGTTTTATTGTTCAAAACATTGTGTTTGAATTCTTTTAATGATTTCTTGAAATCTTTCTCATTTTTGTAAGATTCAAGTAAGTTTTTTTCAATTATGGATTTAATTTGTCCGAATGTCATTTTGTCTATTTTCAATATAAATATTACGAGTTTAGTAACTTATCCAATTCTTTTGAAATTTCTCCTAAAGATTCTTGTCCATGACCTAAATCTATAAAAGTTTTTCCTTTAATAAAATTATTTTCAATTAAAATATTCATATTTGGTAAAGTTGATTCTGGTGTAATAGTTGCCTCAGTTGGTAATGCTCCTCCCTCTTCTCCTGCTGGTACTTCGGTTGGTTCACTAAATGACTCACCACCTGCCGGAGGAGGTGTAAATCCTCCCAATTCTTCACCACCACCAGGTGTTGTTTCAGCACCTGCGGTAGGAGTAGAACCTGAAGTATTTCCATATAATTTATCAATATTATCGAATATACCTGTTTTAGTAATAACTGTTGGTGTTGCCTTAAGTTCTTCACCAACCGCTCTTTCAATTCTTTGTTGTTGTAAATCTAATCTGATTTCTTCATCAGAGAATCCAAATATATGTTTCTTAGCCCAAGTTGATGATACTGGTTGAATACCATTTCCTGGGTCAGAAACTAAATCTTTGTATAATAAAACTTTTTCTTTCCAAACATCAATTTTTAATAAATCAGCTTGTGTTGATGGGTTAGTTAAACCTAACGTAAAGTTTTGTAATTCGTCTTCAAATCCAAGTAAAAATAAATGTACAATAGCAATTTTATTTAACTCTTGAATCATACTTTTTTGAACCCTATTAATTGTACGAGCAAAACGGATATCTTGTAAAGATAAATTTTTACCATCACCAACAACTTCTTCAAATCCTAAGAATGCTTTTGGAACACGAAGAGCCGTTAATAATTTCTTTTGAATATATTCAATATCTGCAATTTCTGATAAATTTGTTGCTCCAGGTAATGTTGTAATTGGGTCTGGTGCTGCAGGGTCACGAACAGGAATAAAATAATCTTGGTCAACCGCCATTTGGTTAAACCTCATATCCACATTACCAGTCTTGCTATCCACAACTTGTTCTCTTTTAAACTTGTTGGCTACTCGTTGTACATAAGCCTCAACGTCATCATCATTCATGTTACCAACAAATACTTTAAATAATTTTCTTTCAGGTGCACGTGATGTACGATAGATTAACATAGCGTCTTCACACAACAATAGTTGTTTCCAAATACGTCTTGCTTTTTCCAACATAGATGTACCATAAGGAAGTTTTCTGTCATCACCTAATAATCTAAAGTGAGCAATCTCCCATGATTGGAATTCCATATTTTTGTTCTTCCAAGTAAAATGTAAGGCTTTCTTATCTTTGTCTAATTCTTTTGTAATATCAACAGATATCTTTGCCGTTACCCCAACCTCATGACGTTCAATTTCAATGGTGGGTAATTGTTGTATACCAACAACACCTTTTTCAGGGTCTAATTTTAAGTAAACAAAGTTATCACCATACTTACAAGTGTTTCTTGTCCACATAGGTAAATTGGTGTTAATATCTAATGAGTTATTAAATAAATCGGCTAATACCGATTTAATTCTTTTTGACTCAGAATAAATTTGAAGAATAAAACCATCTTCATTTGTGGTTGTAGATTCTTCGGCATAAATGTCAAGTGCTGCAGAAATCTCAGGAGTATATTCCATCGACTCATAATCATACTGAGATGATAATCTTGATGGTTCATAATAAATTGCTTGAGAATATAAATTGTTTTCAACTTTGGCCCATTGATTTGTTAGATAAAAAGTTTGTTGAGCTTGTAATTTTTCCCTTTCAAAATCATCACGATTTTGAGTACGTAAAAGTTCTTGTTTATCAAACTTAAAAGTAGGGTAGTCTTGTTTTAATAATGAGTTTGGTCCAAATGTTTTTGAAAGTCTTTGCCAAACGGTTAAATTATTTTCGCTCATAAATCAATTTTACTTATTATCCTAATAATATAAATAGTTATTTACCACCAAATAACCAACCATATTTTTGATAATCGGCTTTGGTCGCACTTTGATTCATCATCTGACCATCTCTACCCATTTGAGGTACCATGGGATTAAAAAACTCTGAAGAATTTTTATTTTCACTAATTGTTGTTGCCCAAGAATTAATCATTGCTTTTGTGTGATTTGTAACCTTTTCAATTGATTGAAATGATTTCTCGGCGACATACATCGCCATCGATATTGACATAATACAATCATCGTGATGACCTTTTTGATGGTCAGGTCTTCCGTTAATATAAACAAAAGTATTCATCTCATTGTATAACCTACTTGAACGAACTTTAAATCCGTGTCTAAGGTTTTCCTCATAAGCGGCGATAATTTGAACTCTTTTATTGTTAAAATTAATACCAGGAATTTTTTCATTTATTTTTGGGTCCCATTTCCATTTATTTGATGTATCCACGTTATCAACATACAAACCAGATTGGTATCCCATCTCTTGTAATTTCCTTGCTGTTGAGACCCCCATACCTCCCGTTAAATCGACAACACAATACGCGTTGTACATAGTTCCCCATTTGTAAGCAACTTCCGCCAGAACGTCAGGTGGAAGTTTTCCAACATATTCCAAAACTTGTTCTCGAATATCAAAATCTATAATTTGAATACAAGAAAAATCCTCGGAATCTCCTCTTGAAACATCGACACCCATAACATACTTATGACCGTTTTCTGGTTCTTTAAAAATCCATAATCCACCACCCATCATTTTTGCTTGGGGGTCAGAAAGTTGATTTTTAGATATATTTTGCATTAAATCAGAATCAAATACGTTATCACCCGAACCTAAGAAGTTACATTCCAATTCCTGAGCAACTTTTCTTCGGTCAAATTTTAACTTCTTAACCATACCCTCAAACCAAGATGAACAAGGTTTATACCCCTGCTCAATATAGTCAGTAACTATTGAGTGGTCTCTTTCATATGGATTTGGCATTGATAAATCAATAACAACTTCATCAAGTTTATATTCTTCTCTGTTAAGTAAGAAGTGAACTAAATCATTTGTTTTAACCATATACAAATCTTTTGTATATCTTGGGTCACGATACCAAAACATCTCAGATATTTTGAAATCATTCATACCTCTTAAAGATTGGTCGTAAATTTCATAATAAATTGCGTCATATCCGTTTGGTGTTGAAACCACAATAACTTTACCACCCGTAGATAGGGACGCCATACAAGCTGCCCAAAAATCACCATCAGCTTCAATATATGCTGCCTCGTCAAATATTAATATGGTTGGGGTATAACCACGAAGAGCATCCTTAGATGTTGCAACGGCTTTAACCTCACAATTATTATTTAATTTAAAATGTCTTGCAGCATTTTTTTCTGGTGAAAAACCAATACCAACCCACGCAGGCCATTGTTCTGTAAACCCTCTAATCTTATTTGCCATTTCCACGGCAGTATCCAACTTATTGGCGATGATTAGAACTTTTTCTGGTTTATTTTTTTGGGCAAAAGATATCTTTTTTGATGCCCATGCGGCTGTAACAGTTGACACACCTGCCTGACGATACTTTAACGCAACATTTTCATTATATTTGTCGTAATCGTCAATTAAACTTACTTGGTCAGGAAAAAGGTCTAAGGGGACATACTTAGAAACAGTATTGTCGTATGTTTGTAAATAAGTACGAAGTGCGTAAGGAGTATTCCTCATACACTTCGTAAGTTCTATTATTAATTGTTCTTTAGTCACAAATAAATTTATTAAGGTCTCTCGATACCTAAACCACGTAAAAAGTCGTCTAAATCATCATCGTCATCATTACCAGAATCAATATTTTCTTCTTCTTTTTCGTTCTTCCAATTTTCAAAATCTTCTTTCACACTTTTAGCTTTATTCATGATTTCAACAAATTTTGACTTTGCTTTATTTACTTTAGAAGAATCTTCAGAAATTGCATCTCCAACAATACCTAAAATTTGTTCGGCAGGCATTTTGTATAACTCAATTTTAAAAAAAACAATTAAACCTTTATTTTTTGTATCAAACATTTCGTCAGGTAATACAAATCTTAATTGTTCAACAATTTCAGGTCCAATTCTTAATTGCATTGGTTCATTAGCCAATGTATCTGTTTGTCCCATAACTTTTTGACGCATTGAAGGGTCTGTTGGTAATCCGTGTCTACCTGTCGCTTCTTCTAACCCTTTAATAATTTCATGACATAAAATTGGGAAGATTAAACCTGTTGCAGTAATTTTAGTATCTGGTTGGTATTCACCTTCTTCACC